GCTGCGTTTCGAAGCAACCCCAGCCAGCCGTCAGGCCATTCGTCGAGCAAGCCCATGCCACGGCCTCCGCAATCACGCGCGCTGGAAGCGCCGCGATGTCGTCGTTCGTTGTTTTAAAGAAAGGGATTGTCGCGCGGCCCCGAAGGGCAGGCATCGTAGAGTGGGCTAAGGCGGCCGAGGCGCTACGGTGAGCACAGCGCATGTTCCGCCGTGCCCACCGCGGCGCCGGTGGTGGGCACGGCGGACCTGACGCCGCGGATCAATCGATAGGTCGGGGCCGCCTTTGCCCACCCTACAGACGACTCGGTCGATGTTAGTTCGATGGCTTGAAACGGGCGTCGTTGGTGCTGCGGAGCTGGGATCGCCCGATGACGGGAAGCCGAGCGGATTTCATCTCACCCGCTTGAGCCAGAGGCGCTCCGGCTATGCCCCGCTAAAATTCCGTCGGCCTGATGCGGCCGGTCGCCATGCGCGCCGCGGTCTCGCTGCGCAGCGCCGCCAATAGCGCCGGGATCTTGGTCGCCATGCGCTGCGCGTTGGCGTCGTCCTCGAGCACGTCCATGTAGAGCAGCATCTTGGCGTGGCTGCGCACCAGTTCCTCGGCGTCATCGGTCCAGGGCGTGGTGTCGCCGAGGTTCGGATAGGGCAGCTTGTAGAAGCAGTGCAGCCGCATCGCGTAGACGGCGTTGGGTATCGGCCACAGCAGGATGGTCTGGTCGCTGTAGGTGTAGCCGGTCGGCCGGCCGCCGCCGGTCATCGAACTGGAGATCACCTCGAAATCGTCCGGCTCGTAGCGATCGAGCGGATAGATCGACTGGTTCTGCGGCAGATACAGCGCGTCGATGCGAAGGATGTCGGGGATGATCGACAGGTCGCCCGCGGTGTAGGTGTTCTGTCCGCTCACCGTGTTGAAGCTCTGCAGCCGGGTCTGGTTGAACCAGAACCGCTCACGGGCGTAGAACCGGATGGTGTCGCCGACGGCGTTTGCGATCGGGCTTGTCAGGTAATCGCCGGTCAGGTCGTCGCGGGTCAGGTCCGCCGCGATCCGGTTTTGCAGGTCTTGCAGGGTTCGCGTCATCGCTCACCTTTACGGAAGCTGTGGGCGCCGGCGGTTCGGATCCGACCGCCGCGCCGAAATGCAGGAGAAACAGCGCGGCATCCACCTTACTTGGTCCACCACTGGCCGTCGGTCAGGCAATAGAAGATGGTCGGCGTGGTGTTGGCGAGGCCGGTGAGCGGATTGTTGGCTCCGAGCGCGTTGATCTGGTCGCCGCCGGCGACGCCGCCCTGGGCCGCGCTCGCCGGATAGGCCGCCGCGTTCTGGGCGCCGTGGTTGACGATATCGAGCTGCATGCCGGCCTTGGCGGGCGGCAGCAGCACGGCGTCGTTGGCATTGGCGCAGATGGCGATGCCGGCCTGCGACGCCAGGATCGGCGTGGCGCCGGCCTGGGTGTGGGTGGTCGACGCCGTGAGACCGTCGACATAGGAGAAGGTCTGAAACGCGCCGCCGCCGGCGGAGGTGTAGCCGGTGCCGAGGCCTTCGGTGTACCAGGCGCCCGCGGTGTGGCAGGCATAGATCACGACCGAGCCGCGCATCTGCGACACGCCGGTTGCGGCAGCCGAGTCGTCGATGGTGTCGCTGCCCGAGCCGAACACCTGCATGGAATTGCCGCCCTTGTTGGTCACCACGATGGTGAGGCCGGGCATCGACGGCGGCAGCCGGACCGAGTCGCCGGGGTTCACCACTGACGTCACCTTGTTGAGTTCGTTGGTGAGCAAGGTGGCATTGGCCTGGCCGCCGCCGGCGAAGGCGGTGATGTTGTCGGCGGCGGATTCCTGAAGAAAGCCGACCTGGAGAATCTGGTTCTGCCGGATGCTGTCCGTGCCGGTGGTGGTCACCATGATTTAGACTCCTGTGCTGGAGCGCCATGGCTCCGGGTTGAGTGGGAATTTGCAGACGCAAGCCCGTCATTGCGAGGAGCTCTTGCGACGACGCAATCCAGCTCTTTCTTCTTTGCCTTCCGGATTGCTTCGCTGGCGCTCGCAATGACGAGTCCAAGGCCGCCCTTACAGAGACTGCCGTTATAGCGGCTGCCGTTACAGATCGTTGTTCGGGATGTACTTGATCATCACGATGGCCTGCCCGGCCGTGGCCGCGGCGCCGGTCTGAGTGTAGGTCACGTTGATCTGGGCGTCTGTCGCCAGCGGCCCCAAAGCGGCGCCCGTCGGCACGATGCCATTGGTCAGCGCGATCGTGCCCGGCGCGACCTGTCCGGCCGCGACCACGTTGTTGGTCACGGCCGTCCCGCCCACATCCGGCGACGATCCGATCGGCGTCAGTCCGACCGTGAGCCCATTGGTGGTGCCGGCGTTGAAGGCTGTTGCGATCATCACCGAGGTGTCGGTGATAACAGCCCCCGCCGGGAGCCACTGCTTGTTGACGCCGGCGGCAATGCCGGTGTCGTTGAAATTGACGGCGAAGCGCAGATATCCCACCTGCTGCGTGGTATTCCTGCGCGCCGTCGAACCCGGGATTCCTGTGGTCATGGTGCTGGTTCCTTGTGCTGGCTGAAGGCTAATGCGCGACGGCGTAGGTGGTGGCGACCTGGGCGCCGAAATCGAGGCCGTTGAAGATGGTCTTCTTCAGGCCCCAGATGGTCTGGGTGGAGACGCCGAGCTCGCGTTCATAGTCGAACAGCTCTTCGATCCACTTGTAGTGATTGCCTTCTGAGAACTCCTTGCCCCAGGCGATGGCGCCGGCCTGCGCGCCGCAGAACACCGCGCGGCGGGTCGAGGTCTGCTGCGTCCCGGCGTTGGAAATGCCCATCGGGACGCGGAAGGATTCATGCAGGATCACCCGGTTGTATTCGCCGAGCGCGCCGGTGTAGATCGGCGATTTGGTGCCGACACCGCCGGCCAGCGCCGCCTTCTGGATATCCAGCCATTGCCCCGACGAGGTGTTGGTGCGCAGATCCGTCACCTGGTAGTCGTGCAGGAACATCAGGTATTTGTCCTCGCCGCCTACTCTGATCGGCCGGATCAGCGGCGTCGCGGTCTTGGCCCGCTCCACCAGCGCGTCGATGATCCCAAGGTTCATCGTCTTGGTGTTGTCGGCGTTGATGGTGGCGTCGTCGCCGGCGCCGCCGCCGCGATAGATCCGCGTCGGGGCCACGATGGCGTTGTTGCCGGCGTAGCGCATGTCGGTCACCAGCGTGTTGCCGCCGAGATGGTTGAACATGCAGGTGTCGAACCGGTTGGCGAACCAGTCCTTCAGCCCCATCTTGGCCTCGTCGCGCAGGTTGAACGGCACCCGCTGGGCGTCGATCGAGTTCTTGTTCTTCACCCGAACGGCGTGAGCGAGCTCGTTGATGACCACCTTGTCGGAGTAGGTGGTCAGCGATTCCTCGTTGCCCTGCAGGGTCTGGGCTTCGGTGACGCCGTCGCCCGAGAGCTGCATCCGCAGCCCGAAGGTCACGGCATCGCCGGCATTGGTCGAGGTCTCGTTCTTGACATGGATCATGTTGTCGGATCCGGTGCCCATGAATTTGCCGAAATAAGTTTCCTTCAGCGCCTCAGCCGCGAGCTTTTTCGCCCACAGCTTGTTGGAGAGTGAGTCGTTCACTCCATAGGTGGTCGTTGACATGTTTGATGGCTCCAAAGATGTGAAGATGTGAAGGGGCTTGTCGCGCCGTAGCCTCTTGGCGCAGGCGGAGCACGCGTGACGCTGCGGGCTCGCGCTTCACCGAATTCACGTCTTCGGTGCGGGACGATTGGCGCTTTACGTCCGCCGGACGAAAGGAGAGGAGGCGAATGGCGAATAGGGAGTAGATCGTAGGGTGGGCAAAGCCAACGGGTCGCGCGAATGCGCGAGCCGATGGCGTGCCCACCAAAGCGTCTCGACACCACGTGCGGTCCGCTCTGCTGGTGGGCACGGCGCGAAGAGCGCCTTCGCCCACCCTACAATCTATTCGCTATTCGCTCTTGCTTCTTATCCCCCCATCAGCCGCTTGGCCTTGGCGGGATTCTTCGTGCACCAGGCCTCGAATTCGTCCATCGGCATTTTCAAGAGCATCTCGCCGGTCATCTCATTGTCGCCGGAGCTGCCGCCGGTGTTCGCCAGGCTCTTGTTGGCCTGCTGGCCGCGGTTGATGGTGTCGATCTTGTTGGCGCCTTTGGTGCCCGGCTCGGCCTTCTTGTAGCCGCGCTGCTGCGCCAGATTGTAGATGATCTCGGCCGCCGACTTCCTGTTGCCGAGCGCCATCTGGGCGATCGCCATTTCGTCGTTGGTCAGCGCCTGGTGAAGCTCGATCGGATCGTCATAGCCCATCGCCATCAGCTCGGCGGCGCGGCTGTTCAGGAGATGGGTGTACGCCGCCTTGAAGTCGGGGTTTTTTGCCTCGAATTGCGCGGCATCGCGCTGGTAGGCGGTAACGACGTTGCGACGCTCGCCCTCCGTTCGTTTCTGCTCGTCTTCGGCCTTCAGGCGCTTCTGGATCTCGGCCACGGTCTCGGTCGTATTCTTGACGACGCCGAAGATGTCGTCGTCGACGGTCGGGGCTTTTTTCTCCAGCGGCGCGTTCAGCCGCTCGATGATGGAAAACTTGCCGCGCAATTCTGCGAGCTGGGTTTCCAGTGCGCGTTTCTCGCTCTCGGTCGCCTTGCGCCGACCGCGCTCCTCGTGCAGCGCCGCCAGGGAAACCATCTTCTCGACCTTGGTCTGGCCGTCCGCCGTCTCGGTCTTGGCGTCGCCGGCGCCCGTGTCTCCGGCGTTGGCGTCCTGGCCTTCACTCACGCCAGCGGCGTTGTCGCCGGCCGGGATTTCGGTGTTTCCACCGCTTTCGAAAAATGCATTCTCTTCCGGGGAAAATGCCGGCCCGATATCCGTCGTGTCGCTCATGTCTGTCCTTGCCGTTTCCTGACGGTGCAGAAGCGCGGAACGCCGCGCGCGATGACCGGGTAATCCCCGGTGATTAGTAAGCGTGATTACGAGGCCAGCAGCAGGATCTCGATGTCCTGCGCTCGCCGTTTCACGATCCTGGCCTGTTCGGCCTGCGCTCGCTGTTGCGCGAAGCGCTGCGCCTGCAGGTCGATGGCCGGCGCCGCTGGCACAACCGGCGCGCTCGGCATCGGCCGCAGCGGGCCGCTCTGCTGAACGATCGCGGCCGGCGTCTTGCGGGTGATTTTCGCGAGCTGCTTTTGCCGCTCGATTTCCTCGAGGTAATGGCCGATGCCGCCATAGACCAGGTCGAAGTCCGCGCCCGTTCGCAATAGCGGCGCGCTGCCGGTGATGATGAACGATCCCGCCGATGCAATTTCCGTGAAGGGCTCGTTGGCGGCGAATCCAGTTAGGCTGTAGGAACCGGAGACGGCAACGATGGTCGGCGCCAACGGCACCGGGCGTCCGGTGAAGGCGGAGGTGCCGCCGCCGGACGGCAGGGTGACGTTCTCGGCGATCGCAACGCCGGTGAGAGTGCAGGAGCCGGCGGCAACCGCCTCCGAACTGCCGAACGATACCGCGACCCCATTGAGCGAGTAGGTGACGACCGCCGCGGCCTGGCCGGCCTGAAACGCCGCCGAGATGCCCGCGAAGGCTGAGGTGCCGCCGCCTGACGGCTGCGACGTCGTGAGCATAATAGCGGGTGCGGTGACCGCGAACGAGCCCGGCGCGGCCGCCAGAACCGCCGTCGAGGTCGTTGGCTTGGAGATCTGCCCGAAGGCGAACCGGCCGAAGGCGTCAAAGAACATGGGCTAGTCTGCCTTCATAGTTCGGAGCTCGCTGCAACATAACCGCCATTGATGGCGTAGGGCCGATACACCGTGATGCCTGAGAACCCGCCGATGCCCACGTAGAATCCATCTCCGTCGACATAGGGCCCGGCGTTGATCTGGCTTGCGCCGGACTGCACAATGGTCCCCACCGGGAGGTCATGAACGGTCAGAGCAACCGGATTTGATATCGTTGCAGTCCCGCGCATCGCGACCGGGAAGCTTGCTCCGACCACGATGGACGTGTTGTTGAACCCGAAGCACCACAGCGCCTTGCCGATCTGCGCGTAGTAGCGCTGGCAATAGGCCAGTTCAGCCGGATACGATCGGAATTCGAACGGCGACGCGACGGAGCCGGTTTCGAGCTGGACGGTGCCGAGCGTGCCGCTGTTGGTCGCAACCGAACTCCCACCCGCCGCATTGGCTCCGCTGAACTCGACTGACATCACCGTGCCGGCGGTTTGTCCGGTCACGATGACGGGGCTTGCGGAAAAAATTTCCGGATGGCGTGGCGCTGTTGATCCCGATCCGGCTCGTCGCCGTTCCGGTCCAGCTCAAGATATATGTGCCACCCTCGACGTTGACGTTCTCGATGACCTGAATGAGGGACTTATTCGCGGCAATCGTGATCTGCGTCGGGCTGGCAATCTGCACAAAACCATAGTCTCCGCCGGAAGCGCCGGCCTTCCAGCGATCGTGAGCGTAGGTTCCGGCCGCTAGCGCCGCCGCCGAAACATAGGCCCGCTGGTTGATGGTAAAGCCGCCGTTGATGATCTTGTTGCGGCCGACGATGCCGAGATTGGCGCGTGCCTGGGATTGCTCCGCAGATGTCAACGACATGGCGTCGTCGAACAAGAGCACGTCGGCGGGGAACGCTGTCACACCGACTTGCGGGGGCACCGTGAACGACACTTTTGTCCCGGTGGACGAAAGCTGAATCGTCGAGCGCGCGAGCGTCTGCGCCGCCGCCGTATAGATGCCGTAGCCGAACTCCCATTGCGTCAGGTCCGCGCTCTCGGCGCGGTACCGGTAGGTCTTGCCGTCCACCATCGCCGGGCTGGTCGCGGCGGGCCCGACATAGCCCCCGACCGCCGACGCATAGACGAAATCAGCGGTTCCGGCCGACGCTGGATTGAATTTGACGCCGAGTGCGAGACTGGCCATTACGCGAGCGTAAACACGCCGTTGGTCTGATCGAGGGCCACCTGAAAGCTGTTGCCGGTGGTCACCGTGATCGGCACGCCGTAATCCCACCAGCCGATCAGGTTGCCGCTCAGTGCGGTCGAATTGTAGAGCACGGCAAACTCGAACGGGCCGATCGCGCCGCCGGTCGCGATATAGGTGACCGGAGACAGGATCAGCTTGTAGGTCCCCCCCGTGTCGTTGCCCGAGACGAACGCCGCCACGCTGCCGCCCGCGGTGTAGCCGTTGCCGGCGCCGATCTCGGTGAGGTTCGCCTTGACCGTGTTGCCGGCGACGGGCGCCGTGTTGGTCAGGAGGATCTTGAGCGTGTCGGAGTTGAGGTTATGAACCTTCTGCGCGAGATCCGAAACGAAGGAGTTGAATTTGTTGAATACGGCCATTGTCGCCTCTTATTGCTGCTGCG